TTACTTCCCGGCGTGCGACGCGCTCACTTGCAGTGCCGGCGGGCGGACAATATAACGCGCCAGCGACTCATGGGTGACGAACGTACAACCACAGTGAATATTCTGGCACTGATGGTAGCGCTCTTTGGTTTCAGAACTGAGATAGCGGCTGGAGCGCGCGTGCGCCGCTTGTTGGCATACCGGGCAATGCATCATGGTGGTTTCTCCCTCGTGTATATGCCAGCTATATTATCCTTTTAACTTGCAAATGCAAGTTAAAGAGTGCATTTGACGCTACTCCTGTACTTCATATTCAACGCCGTCAACCCGAACCTCCAGCTCCAGTTTGCTAATAAAACCATTGCTATCAATGCCATGTGTCACTTTTTTGATTACCCATGGCGTGTTGTTGATCGCATCTTTAAAACCTGAAACATACACAGGGCTTTCTGCGGAGATATCGGTGCGCCCCTGAGCAAGAGTGAGCGTAAATTTCGCCGCGTTGCGCTGGATGTCTTGCCACTGCGCCTCTGCAGCCCGCATGGCTTCATCTTTAGAAGCGTACGTCGTCGGTAGGGTATAGATATTATCTTTTGAGCCAGCGGTGTAATCCGTCGCTTCAGGCTTTGCATTGCTGGTTGTGGCGGCTTTGCGCGTCAGTTTTATCTGCTTCGTCTGTGCATTTGGCGTTCTGGTATCTTGCCAGTGGGCAACCACACCGCTGTAAGCTACGCGATCGGCAAGGGTAAACTCGTGCGAGTCGCCATCGCTGCGGGTGATTGTTACAGAAGGAACAACCTTGCCGCCCCGAACGCACATGCCCGGAACAAGGAAAATCAGCGTACCTGATTTCACGGCGATTTCGGCACCGTTGCGAGTTGCCAGCCGGGTTAGAAAGCCAATGTCGGACTCATTAGACTGGTCGATATGGGCGATTTTTATATTTGCCAGCGCTGGCGCGACACTGGCGCTCAGCGAATTACGCCAGGCGATATCTTTGACAACTTCGCCAAGCGTTGTGTCATGCCATGACCACTCTTTTGGGCTATTCATATTGCCGCGAAAATCGACGCTGCGGCCGGTAACAACCACCTGATCCGGCGTACCTCGGTGCGTCACCTGATCGATGGTAAACGTGCCCATATTGGTGAGCAGTTCTCCTAGCCGACCAATGGCGACACTTACCTCATTACCGCGCTGCGGCATCTGGATTTTCCCGTCGGCATCATCCAGCGTTAGCGTTAGTGTATCGGCCTCAAACCCGCGATTATCGGTGACAGTCAACGCTATCAGGCGAGGCGCAATATCGTAGGTAATGTCTTTTACTTTCTGTTTTTGCGCTTGCTGCGGATCAGGCTGTTTCTGCTTTAGCTTCAGCGTAAACAGGGGGACGCTTGTTCGTCCCAAATCATGGGTGAGCACGTCAATCATCACAGGTTCCCCAGTATCTTCGTCGCGTCCCTGAACAGTTGTTCCCCCTGCTCCTGAAGGTCGCCCGCCAGGGCGACCAGAGATTCATCAACACGCGTGAGTTTCAGGGTGAAATTGATTTTGCGCGGTGAACCGTCGCTGTAAAACTCAGAACCTTTTTCGATGACGCTGCTTATGACATACATGCCATAAATCATTCCAGTTCCGTCAATAAGCGGCCACGAACGACCTTGATCGGCCATCAGCCGGACCGCCGCGAGCGACAGCACACCGCCAGTCAGTTCCGGGTAGAGCGCGCCAGTGATATCAATGGTTTCTTCCCCAGGACCGAGGTACTGGAACGCCGCGCGCTTACCTACGCGCGCGTTGTTCTTCCAGTTAAACGCTGAGGTACGATCCATATTCTGGAACGGCAGCGTCTGCCGCATGAAAACAAAAAGCCCCAATGCCAGCATCATAATGCGAACTCTCCTTACGGGTTGAATTGGGATAAGGCGTTGTTGCGCCGGTTGTCGGCATCCTGGCGGAACAGATCCTGCAAATAACGTTCGTTGTTGCTGCCCGGCGTGACATCACCCTGCAGCGTGACGTTATATTCCGTACGGCTTTGGTCGAGGTAAGAGCCGCCTGTTGACGGGCGCGCCACCTGGTAAGCGTTATACCCCGGCTGTGAACTGGTGGGCTGGATATAGCTGGATACCCCGCCGGTGCCAGCAGGTTGCTCAAGCGATGGTTTAAGCGCCAGTGCGGGTTTTTTATCGATAATGCCCAGCGTCACCAGCAACCCCGTCGCGCTCTCGCTCAGTGAACGGAAGAGGTTCAGTGGCCAGGTGAATGCATTAACAAGCATTTTACCGACACTCTGCCCGAGGTTGCCGAATTGTGTAAGCGTCTCCTCGCTGGCCTTGATTGGCGTCAGCAGCTCGCTGAAAGTGTCTTTCACCTTTTGCAGCGCACTGCCAATGGCATCGAAAACCGGCTGTAATGGCGCAAACATTTCTGCAATGGGGGCAAATGCCGCGACGATCCCCTCAATCACGCCGCTAAAAAAGGCGCTAATAGGCTCCCAGTATTTATAAATCAGCGCAGCGCCAGCGGCGATAGCGGCTACCACGGCAACGATTGGCCAGGTGAGTCCGCCGATAACTGCCATGATCCCGCCACAAACCGTGGTAAACACGCTGCCAAAAGTCGTGGCAATGGTGATAAGCGTGCTGATCCCTGTAAAGACCGGCGCAATCACGCTTGCGACAGTGCCGATTGCCCCTGCAACGCCGACGATCACCGTCGCTATCAGACCAAAGCTTTGCACCAGCCCCTGGTTGTTTTGCACCCACTGCTGGAGCTGCCCGAGATAACCGGTCGCGGTCTGCACCAGCATGCGCAGCGACGACTCCTGGGTGGCGAAAATATCCACGCTCAGGGATTGATAAGCCGCCTGTAGCGCCTCTAAATCCGTGCCAAGGTTGCCGACATTATTCTGCATCGCAGCCGTCGGAGCAGGAGCGCCGGTACTATTGTTTCGGGCGGCGACAGCCGGTGCGAGGCTCCCCGCGCTCTGCTGCTGGCTTGCGGCTGCGGTTCCCGGCGCTGCGGTGTGGGTTTGCAGCGTTGCAACAGCACTGCCCGGCATTGCGGGCGGCACGGTTGAAGGCGTTTGCAGCGACGCGTCATATCCCGGCTGCAGCAATTTTTTGCCAAGGTTAAATCCGGTGGTCGCTATCGACATCCCGGTCTTGCCGACGGCGGATACTTTCCCCGCCACGCCCAGAATCGACTGCTGGCTCTCTTTGATTTTCACCAGCCGCTGCTGGCGGTTCTCCTGCTTCAGCGCTTGCTGTTGGCTCGACAGCTGCTCGGTAGCGCTGCTGATGTTCTGCTGCAGGCGTTGTTTCGCTGTTGCAGGCGCACGGGTACTGATCCCAGCTTGTTGCAATGTTTGCCGTTGGTTTTTCACCGACTGGCGTAAACTGTCGTGCTGCTGTTTCAGCGCGCTCACGTTGGCGCGCGCCTTATCCAGCGCGGTTATCTGCGCTTCACTGGGGTTATCGATTTTTTTCAGTTCGAAGGCCAACGCCTGCGTGCTCGCTTTGGCGATCTTTAGCTGCTGGCTAACGCCGTTAAGTGCGCTTTGTGTGCGGGTAAATCCGTCAATCTGCGCAGCCTGGCTATACAGGCCACGCAGGTTTTTTTCCGTCTCTTTGATACCGTCAGCCAGCGATACATTTGCCGTCTGCAGGGTTTGAAAGGGCCGCTTCGCCTGATCAACAGCAGCGAGCAGGGCCTCGATATTTACGCTGTTACTCATATGTGTTTCCGCTTCGCTGCAGCGCTTTTTCGCGCCAGGTGATGAGTTCGCTCAGACTCAGGGGATAGAGTTCTGATGGCGGCCAGTGGAAGATCACCGCGATATCCGCCATCAGATCGTCAACCGACAGCCTGGCCGGAAAATTTACTGTCCCGAAGCTGGTGACAAAAAACCGACCACCTTGCCCGCCAGCGCCACCATATCGGCTAGATCCAGCGCGCCCACTTCCTGCTCGGTAAGTGAAGGGGAGGTGATGCGTGGCAGCACTTTAATCAGCGCGTCCACTTCGGCGTTTGCCACCGCAGCCAGGCTCAGGCCGCGCAGCGTACCGGCGTTCGGTTTCATCAGCGTAAGGGAATTGATCAACTGCTCGCCGCGTTTAATCGGGGTTTGCAGGGTAATGACGTTATCAGTTTCGTGGCTCATACGATCCTCGTTGCTTTTGCGGGGGAAAACCCGGCCAGCCAGGCTGACCGGGTGAGGCATTACAGGCCGATATTGCGGCGATGCTGTTCGAGACGATCGACGCCGTTCACTTTTTCAACCATGTTGACGGTATCGATCTCCACCAGCTCCTTGCCATCAATGGTCAGTTTGAAGTAGGTGCAAACCACGGAGATTTTGGATTCCGTATCTTCACCCGGTTTGTTTTCGCCAGTGTCGATCTCTTTCTGGCGACCACGCATCACCACTTCCACCGCCACCGTTTCCCCGGTGTCATCGCGCTGGTAAGAACCGGCAAAACGGATCGGTACAGCATCGGCGCTGGTGGCACCATACAGTTCCCAGATAGCTTCATCCGGGAAGCCGCCCAGCGACCACTCCATTGACATCGCCTCTTCATCAAGACCCATATCAATCGGCGCGACGCCATTCATGCCTGCACCGCGGTAGTTTTCCAGCTTGCGGGTCAGCTTCGGCAGCGTGATGGATTTGGCGACACCCTGGTAGCTGTAGCCATTGAGGAACACGTTCATGTATTTCAGTTTTCGCGGCATTGCCATTTATCAGGCTCCTTAATTGCTGTTAACCGAGGAGACCAGGTTCGCCAGGTACTTATCGGTGATGCGCTGGCGTAAGGTCAGGTTTTCCAGTGGCGGGACCGGCGTATAGTCGTAATCGATATACAGTTTCCCGGCTTTCAGGGTTTCGGCGTCGTTCGCGGATTCATCGAACCAGCAGGTCGCATCGACGATGTAACCGTTGCTTTTCAGCTCGCGGAATTTCGCGTTAATGCCATCGATGATGTCGCGGATAAGCGTCGCGGTAATCGGTTTGTCCACCGCCCACATATGCGCATCGGCCATGGTGTCGGCAATAACCTGCGCAGTACGGGTATAGTTTTCAAACAGAAATAGCGGATCATCCGAGCAGGTGCGGTTGCCCCAGAAACGGAAGCCATCTTTACGAATCAGCGTGGTGACGCCTGCCTGGTTCAGCAGATCCGCATCGGTGCCGGATTCCTGCAAATCCCAGAACACCGGGGTGCTGATGCCGGTCACGCCATTAACGCCAACGTTAGACAGGGTTTTGTGCCAGCCAACAGACTGGTCGATATAAGCGCGCAGGCCGAGCGCGCGTGCCGTGGCATACGCCGTGGCGCTGGCGTTGGCGACGGTATCCCAGGCGAGGAAGTCCGGCCAAATTACCATCAGCTCGCGCTGGCTGAAATTCTCGCGGTACTTAATGGCTTCCGAAATGGTTTTGCAGCCCCACGCGCTGACGTAACCGAAAGCACGCAGCTTCTGGCAGACGGGTGCCAGCGCGGTTGCGACTTCCTGGGTGTCGTAACCCGGCACGCCAAGAATACGCGGTTTCACGCCAGTCACCGCTTCAGCGGTCAGCAGCGCTTTCAGGCCGGTGTATTTCCCGTTGGCATCGGTAGTGCCGATGATGTTGGAAATCGTCTGCGCCTGGGCATCGTCACCGCTGCCTTCCGCGACACGTACTACAACGATCACCGGTTTCGCCTGATCGGCAATCGCCTGTAAAGACGATGCCAGCGTACCTTTGGTGCCCGCTTTGGCGATGGCGCTTTGCACGTTGGTAATAAGCACCGGCTCATTCAGTGGAAAGGTTGCCGCGTCGGCGTCGCTGGCCGTACAAACCATGCCGACGATGGCGGTTGAGACAGTGGAAATGACGCGTGTGCCGTCGTTAATTTCAACGACCTGAACGCCATGATGGTAGTCACTCATCCGTTTAACTCCGTGGTGTTGGGGTGAGAGCTATTTTCCCGAACGCAGCGCTAACGCGCTATTTGTCGGGGTTGGCGTGGGGATGAAACAACACGGTAGACGAAAAAAACGGGCCGGAGCCCGTTTCTGTGTATCATCTGCAGAGCTTAAAAACCGATACCGAGGATATCCACGCCATTTGCTGCACCGGTGTAAGAACGAATCGTGATCGTATTCAGTGAGCGAGCGGTGATGTAAACCGGCGTGGTGATATCACTAAATGGTCCTGATCCCTCGTTAAACGTCACCTGTGCGCTGAGGCAGGCTGTCGGAAAGGGAATAGGCCAGTTGATTATCGCGTCCGTTCCATTCGTTGTGTTGGTTGCACCAGACATCCACTGGATAATGACCTCCTTTTTGACATTAGCAATGAGTACGGGAATTTTTAAATACCCGTAATTAGCTAATTGCCCGGTAGCGGTACCCGCCAGCACAATGGCGCTAAGGTTCAAATTTTCATGTACGCGATTCACCAGGCCCGCAGTCGCCATTTCCTGTAGCGCATTCAAAATCAATGGATATTGTGTATGCGGGTTACTGGCGGCGACATGCTGTTTCATCAGGTCGTCGGAATAGGCTTTTACCTCGATAACTTTATCGTCGACATATTTGCGTGTCGCCAGTACTACCGACGGGTCGATTTTCAGCGTTACCGCCGCCGTTGACGAAACAATCAGCGCCATACGAATCGTCTGCGTGCGGCCGCTGCCTTCCTGTAACAACGGCTTGTACGTTTCCGGACAGTTGGCAATGGCAATCAACACGCCATCGTCATCAAAAAGCCCCATTTCGCGGATCCAGTAGCCCCCTTCATTTTCCGGGATCACCTGTTCGGCAATGACCTGGTTTGCGTTGGCCGCATCGACAGTGAGTGTGTTCACCGCACCGATGCGCTTCTGATTAAGCAGTTGGGTTTGTGTGGCGTCGGGCGTGGGCAGGCTGCCATTACCGTCGCCGACGGCCATTTGTGTGATATGGATTTGCGTGCCAAGCGCGGTAGCTGCTGCCAGCTTCGCCGCACCTTGATTGGTCAGAATGGCGTAATATTTCGCGGTCATGCGTTCACTCTCAGTTGTCGGAAACGTGGGCACTATTTTCCGGTGAGCGCATCGGGCAGGGCTATCAGTTGGGGTTGGTTTGCAGGCAGGACAACTGCAAATGAAAAAACGGGCCGGAGCCCGTCTGGTGTTATTGCGGCTGTTGCGGCCAGTTGATATCCGGTGCCGTTGCGGTATCCACCGCCTGGAGCAGCTTGATGTATTGCAACCAGGCAATCAGCCGGGCTTTGTCGTCATCGCTGATAATGCCGAGCTGCAACTCAGTCTGCCACAGGCTGATGGTGTTTTTGGCTTCGTTGAGCAGTTGCGTTTTTTTCTGTTCCGCCCCGGTGACAAGCGCTGACTGCTGTGCGGCGCTATCGGTTACCCATTTGCTGCCGTCCCATTTATCATAAGCGGTCGCTGGCGCAAGGGGTGTAACGTCTGCCGGGTAATCACCCAGTTTATCCAGTTGCTTCTGCTTGCCGCTGGCGATCTCATAAACCGTTTCGCCGCGGTGATCGGCAACGTATTCCCAGCCGCTCAAATCTGCCTTACGGCAAACCGCAAAACCACTTTTCACCGCGAGCGGCGCATCAATGGCAGCGTTTGCGGGAATGCCAACGCCGATTGCCAGATATTCCACCGAGGTCGAACGATATTCGCGCGTATCGGCTGCGAAGTTATAGACGGTTTGCTCCCCGGCAACGGTGGCCATCAGGTTCTGATTCAGTGTCGCTTGCGTCATTATGCAGCCCTCACGATGTAGTTAAATGCGATGTTATGCGGGCGAGTTTCCGCGCCACCGGTATTTTCCATCCAGATATAGGTCCATGCCCGCTTGCCAATACTGACGGTAGTATCTGCGTTTTCACTGTTTTCATCTGTGTAAGCAATAATTCTTACGGTCGGCGTAGCGTATTCGTTAATAAACCGGTGGTTATGCGCTCTCAATTCATCGGACTGCGCCGAAAGCAGCACTCGTCCGGCATCCAGCCCGCGCTCATCATCCCAGCCGCGAATAAACTCGCCGCGCAGATCGGGAAGAACACCGGATGGGTACGCCAGCGCCAGTTTGGGATATTTGGCTTTATCAAACGCCGCGCCATTACATGTAAACCACCCTAATGGCGGCGTCGCCTGAGGCCAGGCAACAACACTTCCTACGGGCAGGATGTAGTTGTCATCATTCAGTACATCATGAACAAACTTTGTGTTGGCGATTTGCTGGCCATAGTTGCCGATATGCGTATCCGGAGCGGTAGGCACACCGCTAAATACCGGGCTGGCAAGTGGCGCATATTGCGGATGCGGATTGGCAGCGGCGACATGCTGTTTCAGCAGATTGTCCGAATAGGCCTTTACTTCGATAATTTTATCATCGACGTATTTACGCGTGGCCAGCACCACCGATGGGTCAATTTTCAGCGTCACGGAGGCGGTCGATGAAACAATCAGCGCTATGCGAATCGTCTGCGTGCGGCCGCTGCCTTCCTGCAACAACGGCTTGTAGGTTTCCGGGCAGTTGGCAATGGCAATCAGCACGCCGTCATCATCGTAAAGGCCAATTTCGCGGATCCAGAAGCCGCCTTCGTTTTCCGGGATCACCTGTTCGGCAATGATCTGATTGGTGTTATTCGGATCAACAGAGAGGCGGTTTAGCGGAGCAATACGCTTCTGGTTAATCAGCTGAGTTTGCGCCGCATCGGGCGTAGGCAGTACGCCGTTGGCGTCGCCGAGCGCCATCTGCGTAAGGTTTAGCTTTGTGCCAAGCGACGCGGCGTTCGCCAGCTTCGCGGCCCCCTGATTGGTCAGAATGGCAAAGAATTTTGCAGTCATGCGTTAACTCTCAGGTTGTTGGGTGATGAATCAGTACAGAAGACATTTTCCGTTCAGCGACAGGCGAACGCTATCAGGCGGGGTTGGCTGCCCGCTGGCACAACGAGGCGGGTAAAAAAACGGGCCGCAGCCCGTTAGGTGTGATGTTGCGTGGTTAAGTGATGATAACATCATCAATCAGGTGAACCGCTGAAGCCGGATAATATTCACCGCCAACAACAATCTCTTCCGGCATGTAAGGGTAAACGGTCAGCTCTTCACCCAGATAGCAACCGGCCCCGACATAAAACTCGCCGCTGCTGCTCAGGCTGATGTTTAACCCGGTCAGGTGGCGGCTCGCCGGTTTGGCATCATTAATCAGCCGCTCCAGCTCAAGGTACATCTCCTCAGTAATGCCATTCTCCTGCACGCCAATCACCAGTTTAAAGGTGCCCGGCTCGGCGTTGTCCTCCCACCATTCGCGCAGCTCAATCAGAAAACCGAGCGGCTCAACCACCCGGCGCAGCGCGCTGCGCGTGCCTTTGTGTTGATGAACGAAGAATGAAGCGGCAATCACTTTGCGTTTGGTCGCTTCCGGCCAGTTAAAATCCCAGCGGTCGACGGAGAGCGCCCATGCCAGGTAAGGCAGCAGCTCCGCCGGACACGTTTGTGGATCCCACAACGTGCGCAGCGGCACCGGCACGCGCTCAATATCTGCCGCCGCTTTTGCCGCTGCCACCTCAAGAATGGATGAGCCAACAGGCAACAGACGGTCGTCACTCATCGGTGCCTCCGGCGTTAATGCTCCAGGCGGTGCAGTAAGAGGCCTGATTTTTCGCCAGCACCAGATCGCTTTGCGGCGCGCTCAGCTCCACCCGCTGTACGCCTTCAACGTGCAGCGCGGCATAAATCGCCGACTGGCGGATATCGCGCCCTAAACGCCGTTGCGCGTTGATATAGGCTTTTAACTGCTGTTCAGCGGCCTGGCGAATCGGTTCCGATTCCGGCCCGGGGTAGAAGTAGAGCGTGGCGTTAATCTGGTAGGGCACGATCTCCGCGCTTTGCACCGTCACGCGGTCGCCCACCGGGCGCACATCTTCGGCGTTCAGTGCTTTATCCACGATGGCGATCAGCTCATCGCTGGCGCGGCCGTCGCCCTCGCGGGAGAGTACGGAAATGGTGATGTACGCCGGGTTCGGGCTGATGACCGAAATATCGGCAACTCGTCCATCGGCGCTACGACCATGGTATTCGTACGCGCCTTCCGGCCCGGCGACGCTTAGCCCTTCAAACGCCTGCTGTGCGCGCAGACGCAGATCTTTATCAGATTCCATCACCGCCGGTGTTGGCGGAATGGTGCTGTCGTCGGCGGGCGAAACCACCAGCCGCGCGGTGTTGCTGTTGGCGGCCATCACATCCAGATCCTTCCCGGCGGCGTAGGCCAGCATCACCGCGCGGGCCGCTTCGTTAACGCGGCTGCGCCACATCACTTCACGGTAGGCGTTCTCTTGCAGAAATTTGGTCAGCGGTTCGGACTCCAGCGCCAGTGTGCGCGCCAGCGCTTCTTGTTCATCAGTGGGAAACAGGGAAATCAGCGTCGCTTTGCGGTCATTGAGGATAGCCTCATAATCAAGCTCCTCGACCACATCCGGCGCCGGCAGTTGGCTTAGATCGATAATCGGCATGGTTTTAACTCACTGGAAGGGTTAACGAAAGGGATTCGCCGGTGCTGGCGAGTTGCGCGGTCAGGTTGACCAGCAATTTGCCGTCGAACTGGCGCTCGGTGGTGACCGTGCTTACGGTAATGCGCGGTTCCCATTTCAACAGCGCCATGTAACAGGCGGCCTGGATTTGCAGCGTCAGCGCCGGGGTTTGCGGCTGATCGATCATCTCAAACAGCAACGAGCCGTAATCGCGGCGCATCACTCTGGAGCCCATCGGCGTGCGCAAAATATCGCTGATGCTCTGGCGAATATGCTCGGTGTCGGTGAGACGCTTGCCGGTGGTGCGGTTTAACCCGCTGTAACGAACTGTCATAAAGGCGCTCCTGTTGTGCCGCCGCTGTCGCCGGGGTGTTTATGGGTATGCAACACTTTGCCGTTGGAGGTGAGCGATCCGCCGCTGTGCTCAATGTTGCCGCTCATCGTGCCGCCTTTTTGTACCTCCAGCGTGCCGGTAATGAGCTTGTTAGTGCAGACCACTTCCGGCGTATCCAGCGTGATGCGGGTAGTGGCGGTCACCCGCACGTCCGGCACGGTGGCGGTTAGGGATTGCGACGCGCTGATGGTGGCGGTTTTAATGCCGCTTACCGTTAATGCGCTGGTTTTCGGTTCATATTCCACGACCGCGCCATCGGGAAAGGCGACATGTAAGGCATCGGCGGATGCCGAAGGGGCCGGATTGTCATCGGAGAAGATCCCCGGCAGCACGAACGCGGTGTCGAGCTCGCCGCCGACCGCCAGCAGCAAAACCTGTTCGCCGATGGACGGTGCCCACCAGCTCCGTGAATGCCCGGCGCGGTGGGTTAGCCACTGCAACCATTGTGTTACGAGGCCGCCGGTCTGCACCCGGCAGCGTCCGCTGTTCAGATCGATGTCGACGATGACCCCGGTGCGGATCATATTGCGCAGCAAGCGGGCCAGTTCCTGAAGCGAGAGTTGTCTGTTCATAACGGAAATCATCCTATGCGTGACGGGCGTTGAAAAACGGACAAGGCTGTCCGGTTTTTGGCACAACGCCGGGCGATTCAGGCAGGCCAGCGGCTCACCAGTTCACCATTGATATAAAGCTCGGTCGGGCGGGTCACGAACGCGGGCGGCAGCGGTTCCGGTAGCGTTTCGGCATGCAGCGCGCCGTCGATTTCCGTCACTTTGGTGCGCTCGGTCAGCTGCAGCACCATCGTCAGATCCTGAGTGTTGTCGGCGTTCGCCACCAGCGACCAGCTGAAGCTGCCTTTGCGACCGGCTTCGGTAGTGAGGATGTCGGGCTGGTTAGCGCGCAGCCACGCCATTACCGGTACGAACAGCGCATCGATATCACCGACAAAACCGCTGACGGTGACATTGAGGCTGAACTGTTTTTCAAAAGAGAGTGAGCTGGCGAGAGTGGCGGTGTTACTGCCTTTGTCCACCCACAGGCGCAGCATCGAGGGGTTATCGCGCAGCACCGGAACAGCGTCAGTCAGCGCGGTGCGCAACGTATTGGGTTTTAGCATTGATCTCATCCTGGCAATGTTTAAGGGTTTCGACCTGGAGCGCACACTGTTCCAGTGCAAGCTCCAGTCGGCGGATATCGGCGCTCAAATCGCCGTTAGTTTGCGGGTTACTTCCCGGCATCGGGCACAGGCTGACCAGCGGGCAACTGTTGTAAACAGTGACCGGCGGAAGGGCAGGCGGGGCGCTGGTGCACCCGGCGCACAGCATCAGGTAACTCAGCGCTGTACCAGCGGCGAAACGCGTCATTTTCATTGAGTAACCTCGTAATCGATTGTTCGCGCCGCACCGCCTGCGTGCTGGCGGCATCCAGTTGCAGGCGCAGCGCCACCTGCGCCTGCTGGTTTTTGTCCGCCAGCGCTGTTGCGGCGTTCAGTTGCGCTTTCAACTGCGTGATGGCGCTGTTTTGCTCACGTGTAAGCTGGCGGGATTGTGCCAGCGAGGCGCTCAGCGAATGGTTTTGCTGCACCAGCCACAGCAGGCCGAGCGAGGCGATCAACAGAGCGATCAGACGAGCATTCATTGCGCCCCCTGCAGGCACCAGCCACGTTCGCGCTGACGGCGGTTTTCCAGCCCCTGGTTACGTATACCGTCGATAAACACCCAGCGCGGCAGCTGATCGCAGGCCTGGCGCCACTGCTTTTGGTTAAGGAAATAAACCAGCGTCGAGCGGCAAGCCGCGCCGCTGCCAACGTTAAAGGCGAAGCTGACCACCGCGTCATACACCTGCGGCGGCATCGCCACCGGTGCGCACTGCGCCAGTCTGCGTTCAACCTGTAATACGTCGGCGACAAGGTTGCTCGCCGCCTCTTTCTCACTGATATCGCGCGTTGGCATGACGCCTGCGGTGTGACCGATGCCGGATGTCCAGACCCCGGCGCTGCACTGGTAAGGACGCAGGCGACAACCTTCAAGATCGGCAATCAGCGCCAGCCCCTGCGGCGAGGTTTTCAGTAAGCGGAAATCCGGCAGCAGCACCGCCAGCGCCAGCACCGCCGCCGCGCTACAGCGTTTTACGGGTAATCCCATTCATCACCTCCTGGGTTGACGCGCAGGACTGGAGGAACAGATAGCTTTTGCGGCGGTAGTACCAGTTCACCGCCACGGTGACAGCAACACCCAGCGCGCCAAAATAGGCGGCGAAGTCTTGCGGGGTCATGGCGCCAAAAAAGGTCAGCGCCACGCTTATCCAGTACGCCAGCGATGAGGTGACTTTTTCGATAGTCAGCCCCATAGATTCACCGTCTCTTTAATGGTTTGCGTCTGTACTTCCGGCAGGTTGACCGTGGTGCCATAAGGCAAAATAACGCCCAGATCGGCGAGCCCCGGGTTGGCGGCGAGCACCGTTTCGACCACGGATGCGGTGCGCCCGTAATAACGCAGGCAAAGCAGGTCGAGGGTATCGCCTTGTTGTGTTTTCACATTCATCGTTCGCGTCTCTTTCCATCAGGAAGGTTTTTCCCCATGGTTAAGTTTCCTGACCGCAGGCGATGGACGCTATCTTTCGGGGCTGGTTAAGCGCTGGCACAACAGGTGCGCACAGGGAAAAAGCACAGCACGAATGCACCAGGCAGCAGTGCCGCTGGCGCATCGAGGGAAGGGCAGCGTTAACTGCCGGGAAGGGACGTGGCGGGGCGCTATTCGGCCTTGTAGAAAATGTTTTCATCCTCGTCGGTGGCGTTTTCGCTGTTGGCCAGGTCCGCAATCAGACTCAGCGCCAGTTTCAGATCGGACGGTTTGCAGTTAGCCAGCAGAGACACCTCGGCAATGAATTGCACGCATGCCCACTTGTGCTGAGTCTGATTTAGTCGCTCAGAGACCATGAATCCCTCTCATGAATTTCTTGTACTGTATGTTTATACAGTATCATAGGCCGATTATTAATGGGAAGCGATAATTATTTGTTCCCATCACTATGTTGCTGATAAAGAAAACCATTATGGCTTTCTGGACGCGCTGCAAACCCGGTGTTTCCAGCTATTTCCCTGCTATTTCTGCCAGTACAGCGCGCGCTTTTTGGCGCCCGTTTGCGCGCCTGCAGAATATCGCTGCGCAGCCAGGCGGTAAGTTGCCGACGCTGGCGGCGGTTTAACCGCTGACCGGGCTCGAAGGGCGTACAGTTATTGACAGAACTCCAAGAAAGGGCGGTCTCCGGCACGTTTTCCTGCGTGCGCTTTGGCACGATCTTCCACTTTTTCAGCCGCGTCAGTAGCGGCGACCCGCTTCCAACCACGCTGTCATACACGCCGCGTACGCGCAGCGTCTCTTCGCCATACTGATTAATATCGCCGTCCGTCTCATAAAGGGTGCGCACCTGCACCTCATCGCGTTTGACGAACGGCCCGCCTTGCGCGTTGACATAACCTGCCCAGTCGCTGCTATCGGCGGCTTCATGCACCTGTGCAAACTCCACGCTCAACCCGCGCGCGGCATCGTTATCGACCAGTTTGCGTAGCTCACGGTAAACGGTGACCGGCGCGCCACCAATAAACTGAAACTGGCGGATGCGCCAGCGCGCGGCCCATGCACAGACCGCGCAGGCGCTCTCTTTGAGCAATGCGCCGCTCTCGACGTCGGTTTCGCCATCCAGCGCATAGCCGTCGATATTTTTGGCAATATATTTCGCCAGATAACCTGTCGCGCTGCCTTTTAACGCATCAATGGTTTCGACGTGAAAACGTGCCCGTTGCGCTTTCGCACTGGCCAGCTCGTGGCTATCTTGCTGGCAGGCGAAATCGCGCAGGATCTCGCGCACACGGGCAACCTCTTGCGGCTGCATAAACAGCATCAGATGCCAGTGCGGTGTGCCGTCGTGATGCGGCTCTGCCACGCGAATACCGAAAACGCGCAAGCCGTTGCGGTGTAGCTTCGCGCGGATACGTGCCCACAAGCCGGTGAAATACGTCTGGGTTTGCGCCGGGCTGGCGCCGTTCCATTTCCGGTTGCGGTAGCCCGCGCGCGTTGTCGCGTGCCAGGCCGAGGGGGCGGTTACGGTGTAAAACTCGCCTGTATAGCCAAGGTTCTGGCAGATGGTTTCGAAACCGCGAAGGCGCGTCATCAGCTCACAGCGGCGGATCGCCGGGTTGGCTACCGAACCGTCGTGTTTATCAATAAGGCTGATGCGGTTTCCCTCTTCATCTTCCAGTTCCATGCTTTTAAGAAACTCGCGGTTGCGCCGTTTTTGCTCGCGCCAGGCGGCTACGCACTGCGCGCTGGCGTAGGGGTGCTTTTTCTTGCTGACATTGCCAAGTGCGATATGCAAATGCTCGCGCCACTGTGCAGCGGCTTTGCGCAGATGCCCGCGCCACCACTGTTCGCTGAACAGGCGCATGATCGCCGGGGCGAGATCTTCCGCGCGGATAACTTTTTGCGTCACCCGCTGCCAGTGCGGGGGAGTAACGTTAAATTGCAAGGCGATAGTGCCCGCGTGCAGATACCAGCGATGCAGCGTTTTAAGCTCGGTTGCGCTTGCGTCGTCGTGCTCTGCCAGTTCGCCGCGAATAAAGTTGGCGATGTCCGCCGCCAGCCTGTCGACAGGGGCTTTGTTCATATCCGGCAGCTGGTTGTAGCGGGTCAACAGCGAGACTAAACGGTGCGCCAGTCCCTGCTGAATAACGGTGTCGAAATGACCATTGAACACCGCTTTTGAAACGCGCGGTTGGATATGGCTCAGTTGATAGCGCTGCGCCACTGCGTTGAGCCTTGGCAACGTACGGCGATAAAAATGCAGCAGAAAAGCCTCAGCCTGTGCTATCCCGTGCTCTTTTTCTATCGTATCCGCAGCACGGGTGAGTGAAACGCGTACGCACTCCGGCTGGAGCGCCAGTGCCTGACGCGCCTGCGACACCGCCGCAATATGGCAATTGCGGCGGTGCAGCTCAGCGTGAGTGAGCAAGGGGCTGGAGATAGCTGAACGCGGCGCATTCCACGGATAAGCCCAGGTGACAGACACTTAACGTCTCCTGTAGTGCTTGTCTTTCAGTTCGGCAATCTGCTGACAACTAACGCAGCAGGTGACGCCGGGCAGCGCCATGCGCCGTGCTTGCGGGATCGGCGCATCGCAGCTTTCACAGGTGAGCCTTGAGGGGGCCAGCAGGCGATTACGTGCATGCTGAATATGCCGCTCGCGCTCTTCCATCTCACGTTGCTGGGCGAGATCCATTTCGTCGGCCATTAGTGCAGCTCCTGCGTCTGGTTGTCGATGTGGCTGGCTTCCTGGCGCAACAATTCAGCGGCATCGTGCCATTCAAGGCGTTGCGAGCTGGTAAATGCGGCCAGTGCGTCCAGACGGGCAGAGATAACGCCGGCGCAGCGCAGGCGTTCATTGTTGCGCGCTTGTGCCAGTTGAAGCGCGAGCGCTTCCGGGCTGTGGTTCGGTGAGTTGAGCGGTTGTTTTCTCATCATGTTGCTCCTGAATTTGGGCAAGGGGATGCCCGACGGGTTGACGTCATGGTTGTGGATTGAGGGTTTACAGCGGCATGGTAAGCCGTTTCGGAAACTGGCTGACTACCGCGCGGAAATGGTTCATGGCGGCGATCACCGCCCGTTTCTCATCAAGCGTTAATGCATTCGGGTTGAGCGCCTGGCGCGCGGCGGGCACTCTGGCAAGAAAGAAAATGGCCGCCAGCGCCCGGTTGTTCTCGTCTGCGTGTTCGTCACGCGGGTCGCGCAGATCGTCGATAAAGCGTGCTACGTCGCTCCAGTTATCGCCCCATAAACGGCCGCGAAGCTCGGCGATATGATTTAGCCCGCTTAGCCGCTCCGATGTGCTAAGCGGAACATGCACGACAGGGGATGTGATAGCCATAAGCTCTCCTGCGATAGTGTTGGCTTGCAAAAGCAAATTCAGCGTGACGCCATGCCGAACGAGCGTTTAACGCCGTGACGGCACTTTTCCTGTTGCGTAAAGGCAAAATGCCAGGCGCTGGCGTTCACCTGCGCGTCGTGCCATGTTGCGGTGTCGTCGACGTCAGACTTGTGGCGGCTAAGTCGACGCAGCAATATCTGTTTAGCGTATTGTCGACCCCGCTGACATTCGCTCTGGCTATGGATTGTCGTAAATACTTTCTGGTTTATTGGCGCAGGCATTGTTAGGTGAATTGTTGCGTTGCGTGCCGGAAACGGGGCTGTCATCGTTGTGCTCGTCCGGTTGTGGCAGCCACGTAGGGATCGCATTTGAGTACCGGATAGCGGATGCGGCGGCGTTGATTTTGCATCTGACATATCGCATTATCTCCTGTTGTTTAAAATGTACTGCGCAGCTGTGCTTTTTGGTCGATGCATAGCAATATAAATCGCAAATGCGATTGTGTAAATCACTTTTTTGATGTTGGTATCCATGAGTGAAAACAAGATGAGTGTTCAGGATGTGATTGAGCGCATTGCCGCGTCCTATTCCGTCTCCAGCCAGAAAGCCCTCGCTGAGGCGCTGGATGTGCCGGCGAACAATATCAGCAGCTGGATCCAGCGCGATAGCGTGTCGTATAAAGCGGTGGTCAAATGCGCACTCGACACCGGCGCAGACCTGCACTGGCTGGTGACAGGTGAATTTGCAAATGCGAAATTGACGGATAAACCGGTACCGAAGGGCAAAGCGCTGTACGACGAAATTTTGTCGACCGGTGGGCGTCCGGTGCTGCGCCGTATCCTTGATGCGTACGGGTTCGAGATGCAAAAAGAGCTGGGGGATTTACTGGATATCTCTTCCGGCACCATCAGCACCTGGGTGCGACGCGAGTTTTTCCCTGGCGATGTGGTGGTGACTTGCGCGCTGGATACCGGCGTCTCTTTAGGCTGGCTGGCGACGGGCAAAGGCGAAATGTATCCCGCAGCGGCCGCGGGCGCAGCGCAAAATGATGCGGCGCTGAGCATTCCGAAGTTTCGCCATGAGTCTGGCGAGCTGAAAGAGGCGGGTGTCTGGTCGCTTGATCGCAGTCTCGCGCCAGCGTCTACCGACGGTTTGAATTTTATTGAAGGGTTGAACGCGGGCTGGCTGGTGGATACCCGTGCGCAAAAAATTGGCAACGGCCGCTGGTTTATCAGCATTGACGATACGCTGGATGTGTTTGATGTGGTGCGTCTGCCGGGCGGTAAAGTGCGTCTCACCAACGGTGCAGTGGATTTTGAGTGTGCGGTAGCGGAGATCGTGCCGTATGGCGTGGTGGTCTTTACGCTCGAGAAACATGTCTGA